AAGACTCAATGAACTCGGAAACCTCGACCCAGCAGCGCGGGGACCGTACGGGGATATGCCGTATTTCGGTATAGAAGATCCCAGTATGGTGTCGGATAACTACCCGCTTAACTTCGCGAGAGATCTCCGAGGTGAGGGGAGTATTGACCCCGGATACTTCTCGAAATTCGATGTAGCGCCGGAATACTTTATGGGAGGTCCGCCGCCGAACCAGTTTTTGACTGGCTTACGAAGGACCGTATTTGGTGATCGAGAACTCAAAAGGCAGGCTATGGCTGACTGGGAACCGCCCGTGCCTAACTTCGATGCTAGTGCAATGCTTGGAGGAGCGCCAATGTATGCTGACGAGGGTCAACGCTGGCACGAGATGACTCCAGAACAACAACAAGAACTACTCAAGTCTGCGGCGCAGCAGGGACCGGAGGGCATCGCACAAATTATTGAGCGCGTTGCCGGACTCCCAGACGCAATTCGCGCTGCTCTCGAGGATCTAAAGAAGAAAATAGACTTCTGGACGAGCGGCCCGCGTAGTTCTGTTATTGGTGATTGGGCATATAGGGATGATGCGGTTCTTGATACGCGCTCAGAGCAGGATGCGTACCAGAACACCATGACGCCGTATCAGCCATGGAACGAGGCGGGGTAAGCATGGACGAAGAGACAGTACGACAACTTGTATTCGCAGCAGCCGAGGCTGTGGGGATCGATCCGTGGTTGTTTATGGCCCAGATAAAAACTGAGAACGAGGACTGGCGTACGGATCGAATGAATGCACTTACAGGGGCTGAGGGTATTACGCAAGCAGATATGTGGTCAGGAAGACCTACTCTTGAATATCCGAGAGGGAGGTTTGGAGACGAGTGGAACCCGAAAGAATTGATGCGGCTTACGAACTTGCACAAGCTTACGAATCCTACGACGGGTAAACCTCTTTGGACGGAGGCGCAGTCAGAAGCGTTACGACAAGTAGATTCAGAAGGGCGTTCAGGATTTATGACAAATCCTAGATTAGCCCTAGCTCATGCGGCGGCGTTGATGAGGGCACGAATGGCTGACTACCACGCCGGTCCCGGGTCCGGCAACACGTTAAATGACTGGAAGTGGATGCACGATGCGACGAAGCGACGGGAGGACATCGACAGGGATGCGTTTATATACGCCGCCGATAAGTACGGCGGACGTTCCGGGTACGGTCAAGATATAGAGCATCGTACCCCGACAGTGCGTACCAAGTACTTCGACGAGATGTACGGTTGGCGACCCAGTTTTGATCCTTTACACGAGATGGTGCGGCAACCGGGGACAGAGGCCGGTGATTATACACCGGGGCGTGCGGTTCGGGTGGGGGCAGGGGACACGCTCTCCGGCATCGTAGCAGACTTGGGGATACCGGAGGCAGATCAGGAGTCGTATATAACGGCGATGCAAGCTGTAAATAATATCCCGGATAAAAACGCTATTAATGCAGGCCAGTTGCTATGGCTCCCCATGCAGAGTCAGATTCCGAGTGATTAACCCACCTCCCGGCGGTCTTCCCCCGTGGCTGCAATTGCTTCCGCCGAATCTTACTATTCCATTTAATGCGATCCAGCAAGCGATTGATGACTTTGTAAGGGGCCTTCAACCAGCGACCGTGCTACCTCGTGATGATGATGGGGTCTTACGCGATCCTGTTCTTCCTCGGGAAGATCCTATAATACGAGATCCTATGCCTGACCCCCAGCCCACGATCATACGCGATCCCATACTTCCGCAGGAAGATCCTATACTACGTGATCCCATTCTTCCGGGGGAAGATCCTATAATACGAGACATTTTTCCTCCGATGGAGGGAGGCGGTATACATGCCGCAACCGATGACGACGACGATAGTCCACTACGTGAACTCGAAGGTGAGTGGCGCGATCCGCGATCATTACCCTACCCTCCCGGATTCTCCGCAGAGAGGGAGGGCGGTTCGTATGATCCCCGGTGGGATGCGGAATCGTTGGCAGCAGGAACCCGTCCTTATGATAAGTATCAAGATCGAGTAAGTCGGATAGTGGATTCAGAGTACCGCTATCACACTGGGTTTAATCCGTACTTCGACACGGAAGGGGAACCTTGGACCGAGTGGGCCCCGGGTGATCCGACACAAGTTCTTACGCCGGGAACGGCGCAATGGAAGGAAAAACAGGCGTTTGATCGCAGGGACGCATTGATCAACCGGGCATACGAGCTTCATAAGAAGTGGGGGTTGGATCTTAGAGACGCACTAATTAGTATCGAAGAGGAAGAGTTCGTAAAGGCGCAACAAGCAGTAGATACTGCGCCCCCCTCGGAACAGTCGTTCGAACAGTCGTTCGCAGATCAATTCGCGCAAGTGCCTACTACGGAAAGACAGGAATTTATTAACGACCTGTGGGAAGTGGAGATACAACAAGCAGAGATAGAGGCGCGGAACGATGCTGACGCTGAGACAAGAGGCGTAGAGTCAAGACCACGCTACAAGATTGACAAACAATGGCATTGGCTCAAGGATACGGACTTCAACGGGCGTTTTTATGACGGCGGGTATGAAAAGTCGATTGAATACTTAGAAGATCGCTTCCCGGGCATTGATTTTGACGATTTGCGTGTAGAAGACCCAGACCGTCCATTATATAATCTGGTGAAGGCCGATAAGCTACGTACCCTCGCAAGATACGTTGATGAGTATTATAAAAACGAGGGTAATTTCCGAGAAGATTTACGTACAGTTTTAAAGAAGAGGGCGGATATAGACTGGTCCGATGATGACGAAACTCCATGGGCAGATAAGACCAGAGACTGGCTTGAAGAGGGCTTGGACGAGTTAAAGGACAGCGGCGCAAGTGATTTCCAAGTGATGGTAATACGAGATTATCTCCGAGGCTTAAAGTCGATTATGCTGCTGCCCGAGGATGCGAGTATCGGTGAGTTTGGTCAGATTATACCGGGTGAAACGCCCATTGATCAGATAGTATTAGATTTTCATGACGAGATCATGAACGAGTACAACGAATTTAGTGATATGTAGATGCTCTGGTCAGGTTCCGTTCGTCAATTCCGTATCATGCTGTATTGGCAGATGCTGTACTTAGAGGGTCGCGTGGGTGGACCGAACGACGGAGGGGATACGTATGACTACTGAGCTTGTTGAGTATGCCGATCTTATGGCGGATGACGCTGGCATAGATCGCGAGATCTTTCGAAACCAGATCAACATGGAGTCGGGGTGGAATCCCAAGGCCGTGAGTTGGGCCGGAGCGCAGGGTATCGCCCAGATCATTCCGAAGTATCACCCGGAGATGGAAGGCAAGACCTTCGATCCATACGCAAGCCTGAAATACGCGGCGCACTTGATGGCGAGTCATCTGGCGTATCGCGAGGGTGATTACCGCGAAGCGCTGGCGGACTACAACACGGGACGAAATTCTACCGGTAGTTTTCGAGCGCAGGGCTTGGTCCAGTACGCCGATATCATTCTTGCGGCGAGTGGGCAACCGTCAAAGACCGAGGTTGAGTTACTCCGCGAGGACTCAGCCCGAAACCACGCGCTCAAGCTTGGAGCGCTCCATCATCTCGGGCAGACGATTCAAGTCTTAAACCGCATCCCGCCCGAACACTTCCACAGTGCGGAAGATCGCACGATTCACAAGGATGCTGAGGTCTATTACCACAACCCGGACGGGTAACCCTGTGGTATAATAGGGGAGGCAAGGGAGCCATACGTTGACGACGGTGTTTTTCTGTGAGGAGCATCTCGTATGGAACTTCCTGTAGCCTTGGTATCAATGTTTACGCTGGGTGGATTGTCGTTAATAGTGCCCAGTCTAATAGAACGGAGACATAATGGGCGACGGAGCTAAAGGCCGTGTCGTACAGCGCGATGGACCGCGCAAGACGACGTTGGAGAAGAAGCCGGATTCACGGCCTTCCCAGCACGGTCGATAATGCCAAAAAAGAAGAAAAAGTCAAAGATTAATCGACGACCACGCTACTAAAATATGACCCGGAGGGTTGTGGTGGGAGGCGCAATCCTCATCACTTTAATCTTGGCACTGTCTCTTGTGTGGGGGCAACGTATGGGTAACCTAAGCAACAAATCCCTTGATTACCAGACGTGTCCCGGCGCAGAGTTGTGTAATCCAAAGTGTCGGGTTACATGGCCTGCGTATTGTCGGGGAGTAAAATAATTGTGAACACTGGGCGTACCCCCGAGCTGCCCTCCCCACCGGGGGTGCGCCTACTTTATTGGAGGGAATAGTGGATGTAGAAAAATCAGTCCTCATGGATGCCTACGCGGTCGTGCATGAAGAGCGCGATCCTGAGTATGGACCGGCCATCGAGGATTTTACATCGTTGGGAGTATTGTGGGCAACGCTGATCAATCGGTATCTGAAGAAGCAAGGGTTCAAACCCATACCGAACCTCCCGCCTCGCGTGGTGGGCAACTTGATGATTGCGTTAAAGATTAACAGGGATGTCCATTTCCCGAAACGCGATAACATGATCGACGTAGCGGGGTATGCGGAGAATGTGGAGCGGTGACATGGCTGGACACACATTTACCATCGATTTCTTTGAATGTGACGATG